TTTAAAGAAGAGGGAATTGTACTTGATTATAAGTTAGCAGGTGTCGATATCGATGCTGGTAATGATTTTGTAAATCAAATTAAACCACAAGTAAAATCCACCCATCGACCAGAGGTCTTGGGTGGATTTGGTGGTTTCAGTGGTATGATGAGAATACCTGCTGGATACGAAAGTCCTATTCTAGTATCTGGAACTGATGGTGTAGGAACCAAAGGTAAATTAGCAACACTATTCCACAAGAATTATAATATTGGAATAGATCTTGTTGCGATGTGTGTGAACGATGTAATCACTTGTGGGGCAGAACCTTTATACTTCCTTGATTATATTTCTTGTCCAACAGTAAAGGATAATCCAAAGATTGTAGAATTGATTGCTGGAATTGCTGATGGTTGTCGTCAAGCAGGTTGCACTTTATTAGGTGGAGAAACAGCAGAGCATCCACAAGTTAATGCACTTACTCCTGATTATGATATTGCTGGATTCTGTACTGGTGTAGTAGAAGAAAAGAACATTATAGATGGATCTGCTATTAAACCATCTGATAGAATTATCGGATTGGCTAGTAGTGGAGTTCATGCAAATGGATTTAGTTTGATTCGTTATTTAACAACTCGTTTGAAGTTGAAGGTATCAGAACATCCTGAGTTACTTAATCCAACTGTCATCTATGCATCCGTTGTAAAACGCCTTCTAAGTGAGGGTGATTGGATCTATGGTATGGCACATATAACTGGGGGAGGAATCCCTGAGAACCTTCCTAGATGCCTTCCAAAGGGACTTAAAGCACACGTAGATTGGAACTCTTGGACTGTACCAGACATCTTTAAAACTATTCAATTGCAAGGTAATTGTGATGAATTAGAGATGAGAAGAGTATTCAATCTTGGTATTGGATATTGTGTAATTGTTCCTGCTAATAGATTGGAATTAACTATGGATATTATAAGAGCAGAAGGAACTCGTTGTTGGGAAATAGGTGAAGTATATGAGGATAAGTGTTGATGACAGAGGTATGTGTTCATACTGGTCCTCACGATTCTTCAGTCTCTATTATAAAAAATGGAGAACTATATCATTTTATTGAAGAACGATTTTCCCATTTAAAACACGCATCATCAGCAATATATGCTGTTGAGCATATTAAAGAGTATTGTGATGAAATTGAGAGTTTATCTTTCTCCAATTTGTATTATCAGTATACTGAATTTGGTTGCTATCAGGCATTTTTAAAAGAGATATTAAAAATAAAGATACCTCCAATAAAAGCATTAATACATATAGATCATCATTATCTACATGCAAAAACTTCATATTGCCATTCTGGTTTTGATGATGCTGTAGTTTTAGTTATAGATGGTGCTGGTAGTCAATATACTTTTGGTAAAGAAAATCTTTCCATATATCAAGCATCTGGTAATAGGATTGATCCAATATATAAGTCCATAGTTGGTGATGGTAAACATATTTCAACAGATACTCCAAATTTTGTAGATAAGAAAACAAATATAGGAGCAGGGTATGTTTATACTGCTGTTACTGAATTTTTAGGATTTGATGGTTTGGATGCTGGTAAGACTATGGGATTATCTGCATACGGGAAAGACGATGAAAATATATCAGAATTACTATCAATTGAAGATCATGGTAATAAGAGTTGTACTTTAAGACCTGATAGTTTTAATAATTCTAATATGAAATATACTCAAGTAGCAAATATGGGATCTTGGGGTGCATTAATAGATATTGATGGTGATAGAGAAAATATTGCATATAGAATTCAAAAAGATTTTGAGAAGTATTTAATTCATATTTGTAACAAGGCATTATCTATGTCTAAATCTAAAAATTTAGTATTGACTGGTGGATGTGCTTTAAATTGTGTTGCTAATTATAAACTACTTAAAGCATTACCTGATGATGTTAATTTATATGCTGATCCAACTTGTGATGATTCATCAGTAAGTATAGGAGGAGTGTATCATACACATCAGATTCCTAGTTTTAAATTAAAAAATTTATATAAAGGGAGACCTTTAGAATATGAATATGAATTACTAGATGATGAAGATGAATATGAAGCAACGGCAAAAGATATTGCTAAGTTAATATCTAATGAAAATATAGTTGCTATTGCTCAAGGTAGAAGTGAGATTGGACCTAGAGCACTTGGAAATAGATCTATTCTATTTGATCCTAGAGTAAAGGATGGTAAGGATATAGTTAATAGGGTAAAGAAAAGAGAATACTTTAGACCTTTTGCGGGAACTATTCTTTTGGAACACGCTAGGGATTGGTTTGATATGGATAGATTGGAAGAGAGTCCATTTATGATGTATGCTGTTGATGTATTATCTGAGAAAAGGGATCTAATACCATCAATAGTTCATGTAGACGGAACCTGTAGAATACAAACAGTAACTAGAGAACAGAATAAACATTACTATGATTTGATATCTGAATTTTATAAGTTAACTGGAGTTCCTATTCTTTTTAATACTTCATTTAATCTTGCTGGTGATACTATTGTAGATACTATTGATGATGGTCTTAATACTTTAAGAAATAGTGAAATAGAATATATGTATCTACCTGAAATTAATTCACTTATTAATATACAATCTAAATAATACGCTTTACTTAAAATAATGCCAGAACAAACTCTTAAATTTACTATAAAGCAGGATGGGACTGTTATTGAAGAAGTTATAGGAGCAACATCAGATGAGTGTGTAGAATTAACACGCCAAATAGATAATAAACTTGGGGATGTAATAACCCGTGAATACAAACCCGAATATTTTAAAAACAATAACAATGTCGCACTTTACAACGATCAGAACCAAACTCAAGAGCAAACCACAACTGGTTGAAGCATTAGAACTCTTGCAGTATGATATTCAAGAATATCAGGAACTTAGAGTAACTGGATCACACGGTATTGGTCATGAAACTGTAGAAGCAGAAATTGCTATAGGAACTGATATTGGGTTTCGTCAAAATATAGTAACAGGTGAGTATGAATTAGTTGCTGATTTAGAAACGTGGAATATGAATGTTCCTGTAGAAAGATTTATTGATAAATTGAATCAACAATATGCAAAAGCTACTATTAATGATTTTCTTGATGATAAGGGATTTACAATTTCTAAAGAATCGACTACAATAGATAATGAAATACAAATTACTGCAAGTCGTTGGGTTTAAATGGCAATTAAATTGACTCTTCTGAAATCAGGAGAACTTCTTATATCAGATGCGAAGGAATTAGTTTCTGAAGAAACTCAAACAGAACCATATGCATATGTTTTAACTCATCCTCATGCAGTTATAACATCTCATTCTAATGAATCTGGTGAAAAAATAGATGTTATTTTTAGACCTTGGATTGTTCTTTCTAAAGACAATCAAATGGTTGTTCCAACTGATTGGGTTGTTACTATAGTTGATCCAATTGATAGTATAGAGAAGATGTATTTGGAAAAGAGTAAATCATTCCCAGAAGAAAATAAACTATTATTTACGGAGAATAAAAACGATGGCGATTAAATGTGTACTACTTGATGCGAATAATATTCTCATTACAGAAGTTGAAGAGATAATGGCAGAACCTGGTGAACCTGATTGTAAGTTTATTAATCCATATCTATTCAATTCTGTAGATAATATGAAACCTTGGTTAGAAGCTTCCAATCAGAAGGAATATATGCTAAGATCAGAAGACATTCTTACTATTGCCGAACCTACAGAGGAGGTAATAGAAAAATATAAAGAACTCACTACATAATGCGATTTTATACAAACGTTCAGATGGTTGGAGACAACTTCTTGGTTCGTGGTTATGAAGATGGAAAACACTTTGCAACCCGTGAGAAGTTTTATCCAACCCTTTTTGTTGACTCAAAAAAGAAGACAAAATATAAAACTTTAACGGGTGATTCTGTAGAAGCAATTGAACCAGGAACTGTTAGAGAAACTAGGGAGTTTATAAAGAGATATAGTGAGATTGATAATTTTAATGTTTATGGGAATGAGAGATTTATATATCAATATATTTCTGAAAGATATCCTGATGAGGAATTAAAGTTTGATATTGATAAGATTAAATTAGTTACTCTTGATATTGAGGTTAAATCTGAACAGGGATTCCCTGATGTAGAATCCGCAGCAGAAGAGATACTTCTTATATCAATACAGGATTATAGTACTAAGCAGATTATAACTTGGGGTCAAGGACCTTTTAAGAATAAACAGGAGAATGTATTATACAAATCATTCAGAACAGAGTATGAACTTCTAAATGATTTCATTAACTGGTGGATGATTGAGTCCAATACTCCAGAGGTTATTACTGGATGGAATAGTAAGTTATATGATATTCCATATATGTGCCGTAGGATTGAAAGAATCCTTGGTGAGAAGTTGATGAAAAGAATGTCTCCTTGGGGATTGGTAACAGAAGATAAAACTGTCATTATGGGTCGTGAACACATCACTTATGATATTGGTGGTGTATCTCAGTTAGACTATCTTGACTTGTATAAGAAGTTTACTTACAAGGCACAGGAATCATATCGATTGGATTATATTGCTAGTGTAGAACTTGGACAAAAGAAACTCGATCACTCTGAGTTTGATACCTTCAAGGACTTCTATACTAATGGGTGGCAGAAGTTTGTAGAATACAATATAATTGACGTGGAACTTGTTGACCGTTTGGAAAGCAAGATGAAGTTGATTGAACTCGCACTCACTATGGCATA